TTGTCACACCATTCCATACATCGATTTGAGATTGCGAAATCTTTTGAGATTTAAGCAACTCGCCTGAGTTCGGGTCTACCCAACCGCGGGTAGTTGGAACTGCGCCTTTTGGACCTTTCATTATTTTTTCTCCGTCGGTTTATTAATAATTGATTTATCTCCAGCACCGTTATCACCTTTACGTGCTTTTCCGTTTGGACCTTTTTTACCAGCTTGAGCTGCATCATTATGACCTTTTGCTTCAGTGTCATCTACATTATTTTTTACATACTCTGCATCTTTCATCATGTCCATTGCGCCTTTTGACGATTTAGACTTATCTAGCATGCCTTCTGGATCTGTAGCTTTGGATTTTCGGTCTTTATCGTCAGTTAAGAATTTTTCCTTAAATGCTCTAAATGACAGCGCTTCTTTTCTAGCTTTAGCTGCTGCTACATCTGTTTTAGCTTTTTTCAGATCAGCACCTGCATCCTTTTTACGGTTAATATCAGCAGCCTTTTTCTTCATTTTAGCTGCTTTGTTTTGAGCAGCATCTGCTCTACCGGCTGTACCAAGTCTAAAGTTTCCTTGCTTATTGATTACAGTCTTTTTAGCAAGGTTGCCAACGCCTTTAGCAATTGTGCCAAGGATTTCATTCATTTCAGCTTCTTTCATATCCACAGGATATTTTTTACCTGCAAATACAAAATCTTTTTTGCCATCTTTTTTAGCCATTTTGGCTGCATGAATAAACTGGCCTTTGTCATCATCTAATGTTTCTTTATCATCATCATCTTCGCCGTCGATTGATTTACCAATAGCTTTACGCTTTTTATGAAGGTACTTGTCAGTGCTATCAGTATCTCCATCGTTGTCAAGATCTGTATCTTTACGATCTTTGAATTTTTTCTTAGCCGCTTTAGGGTCAACTTTATCCATGCCTTCGCCATCATCAGACTTGTCGTTTGACGCATCTTCTTTTTTAGCGGCAGCTTCTCGGACCTGCTGTAAAGCCAAGCCCATACGTTTAATTTCTTCTAGGTTCATTACCTTCTCCTTTAGTTACATCCACATATGGGCTACATATGTGCCAATTCCTGCAATAGCTGCAGCGTATACAATCTTATTTATAAGAGAAACTGTACGATGATTTTCATCGACCTTTTTCTCTATAGAATCCAATTTAGCAGAAAGGCGATTAATCCTTTCATACATTTTTTCATGATCATCTTGCAGCGACGTTATTTTTTCTTCGGCACGAGCCATAGAAACCATAGCATCAGCTAGCTTATCAATTTTTTCTTCAATGCGATCAAGCCGCGAGGTGTTTGTATCTGCCATTAGAAATCCTATTAATTATCTACTGCTGCACCAGCTCGCCATTGATAGCACGACCAATAACCTGCTGTAGTTTTATCTTTTTTCTGATCACAATTATGTCTAGCACGAAAACTTGCTCTTGCACCTGCATCATCGCGATTAATGCTCATATTTGGATCACCAAATCTTACGACTACAACTTTACCTTTTGCGTTTTTTACATACACCTTGAATTTTTTATTAGGATTTTCACTAGTACGAATAGGATCGTTTAGCTTTACTTTTTTCCCTTGGTATTCAGCCGCTTCAATAATATGATCATATAGTTCTTCTTCGCCGCTAGCTCCTTCACACTGCTGACAACAGGCCGGTGTACCGCAATTAGTATGTTCAAAGAAATTCTTAAATTTTTTCATGTTATCCGCCAAATTCATGCCCTGCGACACGCTTCATTTGAGTGTTAAATTGAGCCTGTGAAGGCTTTTCTTTATATAACTTAATAGAGATTTCAGGACGTTCTTTTCCTTTAATTCTCCAATTCAAACCTTTTGCTTTATGCTCAGGATCAGTTGTTTTTACTACACGACGCTTGTAACCTTGTTCCCACGTTTCGCTTTTTTTTTCTTCTACGTCTTCGCCTCGAGCGCTAGCAAAAGCAGCTTTAGTAGGCGCGCCTTTTGACCCAGGCTTCCTCATAGGTCTACCTTCTTTACGTTTTTTATGAATGTTAGCCCAGAGGCTTTCAGTAAAAGATTTGAAATTTAACATTACTTTCCTGCGCCTTTATACATTTTGAGTGCTTTACTAAAATCTTTATTCTTCATCATCCGCTTTGATTCAGGGTGATTAGGATTATCATGAGCCATCCGAACACCGTCATCATCTACCTTTTTAGCTTTTACAAATTTTTGATATGCTGACATTTTCTTTGAGTCAATTTCTCTTGCTTCAGTTTGAGCTCTCATTGACCGGACTTTTTTGCCTCTCTTAAACTTAGAAGAGTCGCCTCTGTCTAGCATACCAGCAACATTATCGCCGGGATCATCTTTACCGTGATAGCCTTGAGCTTTACCCGGCTTAAGCTTTTTAATCTTTCCACCTTTTTTCTTAAAGTCTGCAATGGCTTTATCGTGAGCAGCCTTTTCTTTTGGTGACATAGCTTCTTCGATGTCTTCTCTAATTTGATCAAATGTTTTCATTTGTTTATACCTTTGCTGCTAGATCTTTGTCAGCACCACCCCACGTGCCTTTAGATTTAGTTATGAATGAGTTGACACGAGCAAAGGCCCATTGTTGAGGTGTTGTTCCTGGACGGTGACCTGTTTTCCAAGCAGCCATTCCACGATTATAAACTTTTTTTAGAATTCCTAGAGGCATACCAGACTTTTCAGCCTTATTCTTTAGTCCTTCTGATTCAGTAATATAATCTCTAAATTTGACTGTTACTGATTCTTTTGTTACTTTAGTTTTAGGTGTTAGCGTTTTGACTTTAAGCATAGACTTAATACCAAGCTTACGGAAAGCTTTAAGCTTTGCTTCCTTTTCGGTGCGAGCATCGACTGTCTCTACACCTTCGCCATCAACTTCAACTCTATACTTTGGCATTAGTCATCTCCGAACATTGCTTTGAATCTTTTAGTGTGTTTACTTGGCTTAGTTTTAGCTGTCGCATCTCCAGGTGCTGGCTTATATGCTGATGGATCATCATCATCTTTTTTAGCACCTTTCTTAAAATGAGAATCTCTTGCCTTTTTCGTAGCTTTTGTTTTTATACCACTATAATAAGCTTTAGGCTGTGTGCCGTCTTTGTCTTTAATATCTGGATCTTGAGGTGAGCTGGTTTTTTCAAGAAGCTCAATTGCATCTAGCCATTTACGTGTTGTTTTACCTGCACTTTCAACAATAACATAATTAGTTCCTAGAACCTTTACTTCTGCTACTTCATCAGTACTCTTTATAACTACAGTATCACCAACTTCAAAAAGCTGGCCTTTGACATATGCTTCACGTGTTTCAGAAACTGTTTCAAGCTGTATATGATTTTCATATACGTTTTGCTCTTTAAGGCCAATACCTTTACGAACAGCATTATATACAGCCTTAGCATCTGAGTTAGAAAGCTTCTTAGGCATATATTGAGCAAAGCTAGTAAAGTCACCTTTTTCAGCAAATCCACGAAGCTTTGTACCAGATACGCCATCAACACCTTTAGAATCTGGATCTCTTTTACCTGCGTTTAGTACACTAATTTTTTCAAAATTATAAAAACCGTGTTTACCTTTTTTTCCATTATATTTGTTAAGAGTAATATCATACTCTCTAATACGATCAGAACCTGCAACAATTACTACACGACGAAAACCTTCATTGTAAAAAGCAGTCATTGCTTGAAATAATGTCTTAAGCTTTTTATCTAGAATGATTTGACGAGCGTGAGATGGAAATCCTTTACGAGCAAGCTTTACTTTTTGCGCAAATGGAATAGGGTTTTTATCTTTATCTTCTGTTTGAGTAAGATAAACTCTGTATGGATTATTTCCAGCCTTAGCTTTTAAGAAGTCCAAAAGCTTCTCATGACCTGCAGTTGGCGGATTCATCCGTCCCCATACAAAATATAGAGTCTTTTCTTCTTCAACTAAAAATTGGCTAAAGCTATTAATCATGTCCTGCGATCCGCTCTTCTCTTCGGTGCCATCATTTTTCTTGCAGATGTGCTTATGCGTCGCTGGATAGTATTGTTACCCATTCTTCTTTCCAAGCCTTTTTTACGAGCAACTGAAACGGAACTTCTACTTTTACCGCCGGAAAGTTTCTTAAAAAGGTCTGAGCGTGCTTGTCTACGAGCTCGGTTCTTAATACGACC